ACAACAGGGTGGTCAAATGCGACAACCACAACAGGGTGGTCAAATGCGACAACCACAACAGGGTGGTCAAATGCGACAACCACAACAGGGTGGTCAAATGCGACAATCACAACAGGGTGGTCAAAGGCGACAATCACAACAGGGTGGTCAAAGGCGACCACAAAATGGAGGTGGTCAAGGAAGACCACAACATGGAGGTCAAAGGAGACCGCCACAACATGGAGGTCAAAGGAGACTGCCACAACATGGAGGTCAAAGGAGACTGCCACAACATGGAGGTATGACATGTCTTCAGAGAATAATCTTCAATGCCGGCATTGAAGAGGGAAAAAGGGTATCTCGGAAGAAACGAATAACTGGTCCCAGAAGAAAGAATTCTGGCAAGAAGGGCACATGTTCAATCATGTAAATGATTAACCCTATATAGTAAAAAAAAATGATTTATATAACATAAAAATTATTAATAATGTAAAAATAAAAGAAGATGTCACAGAGACCGAATAATTCTTCACAAAATATTCTGTACCAGACACTTCTCCAGCGTCTTTTGGTACAATATTGTAATGATTTTAGAAAATTAAGTTATTTCCGCTTTCCATCTCGGGAAGCGTACAATTATCAATGTCATAGATTATGGCAGTTTTTTCAACAGAAAAACTATGAATTGTGGCATAAATGTCATAATTCGTGGAATTTCCCAAAGGAAAAGCCATTTGTCCCATACAAATTATGGGGTTCAAACCAAAAAAGAACGGTTGATGTGACTGATAACGAACAGTTACACTCAATTCGTAGTTTTCTGGGAAAAAATTCTGTAAATACACAACCAAAGAATGCTGTTTTAGAAAGATGGGATGGTTTCTGGAAAGGTTTAAAAAATTAAAAAAATGATTTTTTTAATTTTTCATTAATAGTAATCCTTATAATATTTAAATAATGAACGATGAAAGTATTTTATTTATTGAAAGGCGTAAAAGAACTATGAAATTTAAAGATGATTTATCTTCATTGTTAAAATCCATGGAATATACAGAAGGAAAAGAGAAAAAGAAGATAGTTTATCTAAAAATATTAGATACCTTAGATAACCACGCTGATGTAATCTATAACGGTAATGACAATAAATGGAATAGATTTATTAATACTATTGATAAAAAATTGTCTTTTTTTATAAAAAAAGAAAAACATATAGAAAAAGAGACAAAAGAATTTATGAATAAATATTATCGCTGTAAAGTTGTTAGTAAAAATGGAAATAGATGTAAAAATAAAATAAAGAGAGAAATATCAAATTGTTTTTGTGGCGTTCATAAAAACTATTTGTTTAAATTTAAATTTTGTTTATCTGAAACTACAAATTTTGATAATAAAATAATTGATAAAATATCATCTTATTTGTATTAAAATTTTAAAGAGAATTATTATAATAGTTTTTATTATTGCCTCTTTGCTGTCCTATAAGTCTTCTTTGTTGTTGTGTGGTACAAACACACCCTCTTGGTGTGCTAAAAGTACTAGGACAACAAGCTGGACTAGAATAGTTATTAGCAAACATAAACATAGAATTTTTTGGCATCGTCATATGTTGTTCTTCTACCTTAAGGGGTAGAGAATGTCCTTGTGGAACAAATAGTTTTTTATTTTGTTTTTCGGAGTTATTTGGTTGTTTTCTCCAATGAGAAACGCCACCTGGTCTTAACATAAGACCATCTAAACTTCCCGGGACACCATTACCCATCCTCCAAGAGATATTTGCTGGTTTATCAACAGATAAAATTGCGGAATTACTGTCGTTACAAATAGACATATTATAATATTAGTAAATATAAAATTAAAATTGATTTTATTTTTAATTGTATATAATATTTAATATTAATAATATGTTTAAAAGATTTTTTGGATTAAGTAATATTAAATCTAAAAATTTACTAAAAGGTAATGTTTCTTCGTCTGTTATAAAAACTCCATTAATTACAACATCAATTCTTGGTCCTATATATATTAAAATCAATGAAAAATTACATAATAAGTATAAATCACATATTACTTCAATATATAACAGAGAATATTCATTTAACGCTGATATTATTGAAAAAAATGGAATATTAGGTTTTATTCATAGAGGATTATTTAACCCCTTTTATTATGAAAGAATACTTGTAGTTCCTTCAATGAATTGTGATTGTGAAAAAAAATCTGATTTATTACCAAGTTGTAATATGATGGTAGAATCTTTTTTTAAAGATAACATTTTAGAACAACATATTACACAATTACCATGTAAAACAAAAAAAAATTGAAACAAAAATGTTAAGAAGTAATAGTTTCTTGGGTAATAGAGTGCCACAATGGGGTGCATGCATTCTAACGTTGTGATTGAAAAGAAACATCCCTACCTCAAAGAGGTCCTGGAGAAAAAGAAGCTTTCAGGCTTTTTCCTCTTGAACAGGAAAGAGAAAGCGAGACACGACTATGTCGTGCTAAAAAACGGGGAGGTAATCCGTTCATCCAAAGATAACCTAATTGGTAGAATAGCTACCATCAAGGGTAGAAAGTGGAAACTCTGGTATAACACGGGATACACCCGATTATACTACCCCACCTACAAGGAAAAATCCATGGAGATTTTTCAGGGATCACCCCAAGGAAAAATCCATGGGTTTTTTATTGGTCCAAATGGTCCAAGTGGAGCAAGTCTCCACTATGGTCCCGGAGGGGTCTACATGTCTGATGGAGGGGTTAGTGAATTGAAGAATTCACTAAGGTTGAAGAGGGGAAAAACCGTGTCGATTTGGGTGGATGGTTTTCCGCTTCTCGTGGAAAAACAGGAAGAAGCTTCCGTTCAAAAGCTTCTGGGTGTGGCGAAAGACGACCTCAAGTGTGAGAGTTATTAAAGACTCATTGCTTTGCAATTGAGCTTGTATAACTGCCCGAATGCTCCAACCCGACCACTTGAGAAGTAATCCAAAGACTTCCACCAAAATAGTTATAAAAAATAAAATTAATAAAATTTAAATTCTTCGTGTGGAACTATGTTATTTCCTTTACATTCAACGAATCTTGGTTTATATTGATAACATTTATCGTTAAATTTGAATGTTTTTCCTTTAATATCTTTTGGTAATGGTGCTCTATAAATAATACAGTTTCTCCCTTTACAAACTTTTTTAAATAATGATGCTAATCCTAAACCCCAGACGATAGATAATATAATTTTTATATTTGGGTCTCTTAATAACATTTCTTTATAATATTATTTATATTTAATAAAATTGGTATAAAAATAACTAAACTATAATACTTATACTTAAAATGTCTATTCAATATTACTTGTTTTTGATATCAAATAAAGCTTTTAAGCTAATCTATTTTATAGATTCTTATATTCCATTTATTAATATATTAAAAAAAATTTATAGATATTTTAAAAATAAGGATGAATTAAAGAAGAATTATTGTAATAAAATACAAATAACAGATATATATTATATAAAAAATAATGATTATTCCAATAAAAAATTAATAGTTGGATTAAATCATAATATTAATAATTTTTGGGAAAAATACCAAGAAGAATTTAAAGATAAACCTAATATTAATGATATTATACAAGTAAATTATACTGTTCCATTTAAAGATTCAAATAATCTTTATACGCATAAACCATTTATAATAACATATGCGTATCCATCAAAAATTGTATTTCCACCGTACACATTAGAGGAAATAAAAAATCGTGATAAAAAAGAGATATTATTTGCTTCATCTGGAGATGATGATGTAACAGAAGATGTTGTAAAAATATCTGGACCACTTGGAAATTTTTATCTTGATTTACAAGAGGGACAAAATATTAAAATAACAAAAAATATATTAGATTTACCAGGTAATTTATTAATAACAGATGAAATGGGAGTAGAATATGATTTTAAAAATGATGAAATTATTTTTTTAGAAGAAATTATGTAAGATCACATCCCCAACATGGTATTTTATCTTTTCTAATATAATTTTTAAAGTCTGGGTGGTCTTCAATTGAAAATTCTGCTACAGAACATCCAATATCATTTGGGTCATTATATTTTCTTCTAAATGTTTGACATTTTGAATTATTTCTGTGTTCATTTCTCCAACAGATACATTTTGGATCTAAATAAGCATTTTCTTCACAATAGTTATCAATTCTTCTCTTACATTTAGAATTAATTTTTGCGTTTTTATCAGTCCAATCTACATTATCACAATGATGATATCTAACTGGATTAAAAGGAGAATCTACTATAAATGGTGATTTTTCTGGCAATTTAGTTTTTCTATTATATCGTGTTTCTAATTCTTCAGGTATGTTTCTACATCCTGGAAAATTAATTCTATAAATTTCGCGGGCCACTTCTCTATTAGGACCATAAGATGTATTGCGTACAATATGGTTACCATCATTATCAGTATAAACCGAAGGACATTTTTTTCCATAATATTTATTTCCTTTTTTAACGATATTCTTATTATTTATATTTTTCTTTTGAGTATTATGTTTTGTGGGATTTACTTTTTTAAATTCTTCAGATAATTTATCTAAAATTGTTTTTAATATAATATCAGAACGAAGAAAATATTTTGCTTCTTTATTATCTAAAAATTTATCTATAACAGAAACTTCTTTTAATAAAACATTTAAATTTTCATGAGGATTAATAACAATTGATGTTGGATCTAAATCTATTTTATCTACTTTTTCATCAATAATTTTTTTATCATTAACATAAGAAACTAAATTTGCTGTTTTATCATCTAAACTTTTATACATAATCATATAGTAAGTATCTTTATTTGTAGCAGAAACTTTTTTAAGATTTTTTAATGTTTTTCCATTAATACTAACTTCAAAGTTACCAGACCCATCTGGTAATCTAAGTTTAATATTTTTATTATTTTTATTCTTTAAAAGAACTGCTACTGGACTTTTTTCAATTCTTCCCTTATTTGGTTGCTTTTTAAGTTCTTCTTGAATTTTTGTTAAAGTATTATCAGCTTTTTTTGATATTCCAGATTTTAAATCTTCCATCAATTCAATAAAATTTTCTTTTAAAGGTCCGTCAGTATTAATTGTTTCTTCTGTTGTATCTAAATTAGCAAGAATTTCACCTTTAGTTGGAACTTTTTTATTTTCAGATGCTGGTTCTTTATTATTTAATAAAGATGCTTTAATTATAAAAGTTATTTCTTTAAATTTATTTTTAGATAAATCCCCAACTAAGCTGTTATTTTCTGTTTCAAACCCATCATTTTTATATGTAGGTTTTCTTTTCCAAGAAAGATTATTTTTATTTTCTGTTAAATCTTCCCATTTTTCAGAAATATTTTTATTATCAGAAACTAAACTTTCATTTGAAGGATATTTAGATAATAAATATATTTTTATATTTTTTAACAATAAATCAACTTTTTCTGTTGATAAATTATCTTTTGTATTTGGATTTTGTAAATGTTCTAAAAAAAATTCTTTTTGACTATTTATTTTAATATTTATACTTGCTGTTACAAAATAACTCATTAATAAAATACATATTAATAATATAACAGATGGTAATATCCACTTTTTATAACCCATAAGTCTATAATTAATGTTAGATAAATTTTTATAAACTTTTCTTTTATAACTTTAATCTTCCAAAAATATTTAAAAAATCATCAGTAACATTATTACCACCTAATAGTTCATAAACATTAACATTTTTATTGGTATTGTTATTTAAACGACAAGCATATTCTATTAAATATAACAAACTTTTATTATTCATAACTAATCTATATAAAGGTTCTTCTTCAAAATTATTTTCTTTTTCAGAATCGTCTATAACTTCTTTCATATCACTTGAACTAGATATTATTTGATTTTCAATATCATTTTCTAAATATTTTTTTTCAACATTATTATTTATATCGTATGTATTTTCAATATCAGTTTCCATTTCATTTTTATCCCATGAAACAGATTCATTTTTATTTGATTTTAAAAAACATTTTGAATCAATTTCTTTTGTAATTACTTCACCTAAATTATTTTTGAATAAATAATTCGCTATTATATCGTTAATTAATAAACTAACCCAGAATGTTTTTGAATTAACATTAATGAATGTTTTTTTTAAACTTTCATCAAAAATACGCTTATATTCATTACTTTTGTTTTGTTTTATAATGTTTAATAATTTTGAAAATGATGAATAATTCATAATAACTCTGTAATTACAATTACCACTATCTAATTTTAAAAAATTACATATTTCTTTATTTGCAAATCCACACTTATATACACATATATTAAATGGTTCTGATGAAATAACTTCTCCTATTTTTAGCTGTAAAAGGTATGGAACCATTTTATCTTCTAAACCAATATTTATCCATCCTATTGAATAATTTAAACAATTTACCCAATCATTAAGCGTTTTTGGTTTTGGATTAAATTTACATGGTATTCCTGTTTTTGGATCACATATTTGTCTTGTAATTTCATTTATAAATTTTGTTATTTTTGAATCCATTTTAAATATTTTAATAAAATACTTTAAATAATAATCAGTTTTTATTATTTTAACTATTTAATTATAAAACATTTTATAAAGTTATTTATTAGCAAATGAAATTATTTTCTTTTTTCCTTTTGCGTCTGTATCATAACAGTAATAATTCGCTGATTTATTTTTTTTAGAATAAGTTAAATATTGTCTATTTGAATTATGGATTACTTTACATATTCTACATTTATAATTAGATTTAGAAAAATCAAAAGAATAAATGTCATCTGTTATTTTTTTAACACTCCGTAATGATGAATCTTTATGAAATTTTTTAAAATAATTTATACATAAATCAAAATATTTATTTAATTCTTTTTTAATATTATTTGATATTTCCCTATCAAAAATAACATTAGAACTTATATCCTTATTTCCTAATACAGATGTGTTAACATCTTTTTCCTTAAAAATTATATATTTTTTAGTAAATTTTAATAATTTTGGATCTTTTAATGTTAAACAATATGTTAATATTTTTTCAATTTCTTCTGTTTGAAGATTTTTATTATTTAAACATTTATATTTTTGAGTAGTTCCCCATTTTTCTAAAGAAGTATCCCATTTTTTTATCATAAAAATGTTTGGAGTAATAGGCATTTCATACATTATAGATGGTATTACATTTGATTCTAATAAGTATCCTAATTCGTTTATTATAGTAGAACGCAAATCTAAAGCAGTATTTCTATTAACAAATACATTTAAACATATGACTCGCAACCTATCTTTTTCATTTTCACCCCTAAAAATATAAAGTTGTATTTTACTAATTTTTAGTAATTTTTTAACATAAGTTTCAGTAAATAATTTAATTTCATCTATCTTTTTATCAGTAATAGGTCCAAAATACCAGAATGAAAATGGAAAAGATTTTCTCAAAAAAACAGGTTCATATACCGTTTTTTTTTCATTAAAGATTACATCATCATAATCTTTCTTTGTAATAAGTGTACTTTCTTTATTTTCATTACAGCTTTCACTTTCGCTTTCGCTTCTGCTTTCACTTTCATTTTCATTTTCGCTTCTGCTTTCGCTTCCGCTTTCACTTTCATTTTCATTTTCGCTTCTACTTTCATTTTCGCTTCTGCTTCTACTTTCATTTTCATTTTCGCTTCTGCTTTCGCTTCCGCTTCTACTTTCGTTGTCGCTTCCGCTTTCTATAACAGTTTCATTATCTGACATATTTAATATAAGTTAATGTTAATATTAAATGATATGTATATGTATATTTTAACTTAAACCTTTTAAAATAATCTATTTTTTTATAGATATAAAGGTATGTAATTAATTACATAATATGTCAGAGTTTAAATTTGACAATGGATATGTTTTGTGGTATCATTCTGTTACAGAAAAATCATGGAAGTTAGATAGTTATGTAAATTTATGTCAAGATTTACCAGATAAAATGATTAGAAATGCCGAACAATTATGGAGTATTTATAAAAAATTAGATAATAATTTTACTGCTGGTATGTTTTTTTTAACAAAAAAGGGGGTAACGCCTTTATGGGAAGATCCAACAAATATAAATGGTGGATTTTGGTCTTTTAAAGTTCCTAAACGAATTTCAGACGAAGTTTGGAAAAAATTAACAGCAAGTTTAGTAGGTAATACTTTAACTAGTAATATTGATTATATGAAATCTATAACAGGTATATCTATTAGTCCTAAAATATCTAATTGTGTTATGAAGATTTTAAATTCTAATTCTAATTTAAATGAATGTGATTTATTTACAAAAGAAATTGATTATTTAAATCAAGACATTATAAGATACAATAAACATAGACGTTGAATAGATACAATGTCTGAAAAAAAAGTTAAAATTAGAAAAAGACCTAACCGAAAACGAAAAAATCTAGAACCACCAAAAAGGATACAGCGTCCTAAAAGGATAAAATGGGAAGAATTAGATGTAAGGTTAGATGTAAGGTTAGATGGTAAAAAACTTAGGAGGTGTAACGCAAATCCTCCTGAAATTGTAAAAAAAAAGGTTATAAAATTTACACATAGGTGTCCTGGATGTAGAAAAATATTATGCGAAGGAGGTTTTTCACATAGGCAAACTTGTGGAAAGTTTGATTGTGAGGCTGATATTATAATAGATGAGGAAACAAATAAGAAAATATCTGAATTTAAGTTTAATATTTTAAAGTTAAACATTTTAAGCTTAAATTTAGAAATTAAGAAGTTAGTGTTAGGATATTTAGGAAGACCATCCAAAGAAGTATTTAAAAATAGAATTAATACATTAGAAATACAAATGTCTAATTATGATGACAAATGTCAAGAGTATAAGGAGATTTGTAAAGAACTTCAATTCTTAACTAAATACAAATAAAATAATTGTAAAAATTATAATATAAATAGTATGAATAAAACAGATATAATACTTGCTTTTACTGCTGGTATTATTGGTATTTCATTTTTAATTAATTCTGAAAAACATTTTGATAATATGACATATGTTAAATCTAATATAAATGATATTGAATATAGAGTTAGAAAATTAGAAGATAAAGAAAAAGCGGTTGAACTTTTAGCAGAAACACATGAAGATTTAAAAAAGGTATGTAAAATGTTAGAAAAAAAGCATCCTGATGACGAAAGAATTATTCGTTTAAAGGAAAGATTTCCAAATACAACTTTATGTGAGTCAGATGGTTATGGTAGTCAAACATCTTATTCTGTTAATAAAGGTGAAAAAATAGTATTGTGTATAAGGTCTAAAGATGGAACTAATAAGTTAGTAGATAAAAATTTATTATTATTTGTTGCTTTACATGAGTTGAGTCATATAATGACGGTATCATTAAATCATACAGAAGAGTTTTGGGATAATTTTAAATTTGTTTTAGAAAATTGTCAAAAAAATGGTTTATATAAATGTATTAATTTTGAAAGAAACCCTAAGTCATATTGTGGAATTACGGTTACAAGTAGTCCATATCCTTGTAATGAATAATTATATAAAAATATTTATGTTAATAAAATAATAAATTTATAAACATAAATGTCTTTAGAGGAAAAAAGTTTAGTTGAAAATAAGATTAAGAAAAAAACAATAAAAGAAGAAGAAAATAAAATACGAGAATTATTACAGAAGCATGTTCACAGAATAATTAATAGAGAAAACGATGCTTTTGTTGATATATTAGAGATAATGATGGGTCAAGAAAAATGGTTAGATAAATTACATACTATAAGAGCTTTTAAAATAACTCGTTCTAAATTAAATAGAGCTTTGTTATTACAAGTAAAAGTTGATAATTTTTCAAGATTTTTAACTGTTTCTTGGAGAAAAGGCTCAAGTAAAAAGAGAAAAGAGGAAAATCCTTTACAATCTGCTTTTAGACAAGCGGTTTATCGTCAAATAATGTTATGGAAAAAGTTAAATAATAATATGGCTGAATGTGTTATATGTAAGGATACTCATCATTCTTATTTAAAATTACAAGCAGACCATGCGGAACCTTCTTTTTTAGAGTTAACAAAAAAATTTTTAAGTTTTGATATAAACAAAGATATTCCTAAGGAATTTGATTATCATTATAGATGTGGTAGAAAGTTTAAGAAAAAAGATAATAGGTTTAAGATAAGATGGCAAAATTATCATCGTAAGAATATGAGATTACAGTGGTTATGTAGAAGTTGTAATTTAAAAAAAAAGAAAAATAATAATAAAAATAATAAAAGAAAAATAATAATAAAAAATAATAATAAAAAAAAATAATAATAAAGTTTAATAAAAAAGTTTAATAAAATATAAATGGATATACAGAAAAAACTGTTATTGATAACAACACTAGAGATAATTTACTTGATGTATACTTTCATATTTATGAAAACAAAATTTTATGTTTTACATCCTATTTATGTTTTTAGATATTTAGAAAAAACTAAAGGAGATACATTTAATTTTTTTAAACATTCCGTCCAAAAAGGGTTATGTCTTAATAGGATATGTCCTTTTGGAAAAGTTATGATAATAGTATTAAGTATTTATTTGATATTAAGATATTATTTTTATACAAGAAATAAAAATTTAAAGAAAATAAATGTAATAATTTTAATAATAACTTTTATTTTATCATTAATGAATATGAATTCTTTTATTTATTTGATACCATTTTTTATTATAGAATTTTTTGTAACAAAATTCTTAAAATAATTTTATTGAAAATACTTAAAAAGAAAAATTATATATCTGCGGTTAAAAAATCTGTCAGAATTTTTTTCTTTTGTTATATTATATAACAAATTCAATATGGCTGGCGGACTTATGCAATTAGTTGCCTATGGTGCTCAGGATGTCTATCTTACCGGAAATCCTCAAATTACTTTCTTTAAGGTTGTCTACAGACGCCACACTAACTTTGCTATGGAATCTGTTGAACAGACCTTCTCTGGTTCTCCTGATTTTGGAAAGCGTGTTACTGCCACTATTGCTCGCAATGGTGATTTAGTTTCTCGCGTCTATCTTCAGGTTACCCTCCCCGAAGTTTGCTGCCCTAGTTCTACTTCTGCTAACTTCCGCTGGGTTAACTATGTTGGACACTGTCTTATCAAGCACGTTTCTGTTGATATTGGTGGTCAGCAGATTGATAAGCAATACGGTGATTGGCTCACTATCTGGAACGAACTTACCCAGAAGCCCGGTCTCCAGGTTGGTTACGACAACATGGTTGGAAACACAGTTCACTTAACCGGAACTGGTCTTTCTAAGACTGAAGCTACTACTCTTTACGTTCCTCTTCAGTTTTGGTTCTGCCGCAACCCTGGACTTGCCCTTCCTCTCATTGCTCTTCAATATCACGAAGTCCGTATCAATATTGAATTCCGTAACAAATCTGAATGCTTTGTTGCATGCACCGATGATGCTTTTGATTGCGGTGTTGGTTGCGATCAGCTCTTTGCTGTCCCTTCTCTTGCTTCCGCTACTCTCTTCATCGATTACATTTACCTCGATACCGATGAGCGTAGGCGTTTCGCACAGAGTTCTCACGAATACCTTATCGAACAGCTTCAGTTCACTGGTGATGAATCCACTGTAAACACCAATGTTAAGGTTAAGCTCAATTTCAACCACCCAGTTAAGGAACTTGTCTGGGTCGTTCAGCGTGATGCCGTTGTTGCTAAGAATGTTAACCAGTGGACTAACTACACTGATGACTACGATATTGATGCTTATGGTGGTGCTAACTGGGGAAAAGAAGGACCTTCTTGCACTGATATTCTCCGTTCCAATGTTGAAGCTGGTTACATGGCTCGCTCCTTCCCTTATGTTTCTGCTGAAAGCAAAAC